AGCAACAAACTGATTAACATCATCAACCAAAAGAAATGATTGAAGCCATCATAACAGGAGTTGCATCCTTAGTGATCGGGGTCAGTGGTGGTATTGCTGCAGTTCATAGTAAATCTAATTCACGTATGGATGAAATTGACAAGCGCATTGATTCTATTGAACTTAGATTTGCTGAGAAGTACGTACCAAGACAAGAGCTAGCCACTGCCTTACAAAAAATGGAGGATCACATGATCCGTATTGAAAATAAATTAGATCAGATTGTATTGAGAAATGGCTAATGTAAAGAAGGCTACAGAGGATCAATTTAATCAGTTACACGCTCTTGTTACTGAAGAGTTTCTCAAAAGGGTGCAGTCGGGTGAAGCCTCTACAGCTGATCTAAAAGCGGCTTGTGATTGGTTATCTAAGAATGACATCAGTGGTGTTGCTTATGATGGTAATCCTCTTGATAAACTTGCCACCATTATGCCAAAGGTAGATCCTGAACTTATTCAAAAGAGGTTGTATGGCAAGTCGTACATCTAAATACTACAAGGCTAATCCTGAAGCTAAGGCTAAACGTCTTAAGCAACAAGCTGCGTACAATAAAACTAAAGAGGGTCTCAAGATCCGTACTAATGCCAATAAATTAAACCGTAAGCTTGGTACTTATGGTAATGGTGATGGAATGGATGCCTCTCACACTGGTCCTAATAAAGGAAAACTAGAGTCCCCTAAAGCTAACCGTACTCGCCCACGTAAGGGTAAGAAGTACGGATAATCCACTCCCAATATACTAATGTGACACCGCTACTTCCTAGTCCTGATCACTACCTCCACAACCTAATAACGATGACAAGCTCTGAAGCAAAAAGGCTACACCGTCGTGCAATTAAGGAATACTTTAATTGTCAATGCGTCTACTGCGGAGAAACTTATGAACTACATGAACTTACACTTGACCACGTTCGCCCTAAGTGTCTTGGTGGCGAAGACCTTACTTCAAATTTGGTACCCAGCTGTAGGAAATGCAATCAGGCTAAAGGAAGTAGCAATTGGCTACAATGGATGAGGGACACATTTGGCCCTACCAATAGGGAAACATTAATTCTATCACACATTCGTTAATCATGGACAAAAAGAAAACACTTAAGCAGATGCGAGAAGAGATCAAGCAGATGGTCGAAGCATCTCAGCGTCGTCAAAAGGGACAAAAAGTAACGTCTGAAGACATTAAGACTAACCCTATTGGTACACGTGCTAAGTCGGTTAAAGCGGAGAACTTCCGTACTGATATTGACACTGGAATGAAGTCACAAAAGGCTAAAGACTACAGCAAATCTAAAACCTCTGGTACCTACATGGACGCTAACAATAAGCCTAATCCCCCCTCACGTAATAAGGATACTAAGCCCCGCCAACGTCCTGGTGCTGGTCGTGAAGCGATGATGGCAAAGATGGAAGAGGAACGTAAGCGTCGTCAACGTGGTGAGTCGGCTGTTGTTGGGAGCTGATTATGGCTCCGCGTACAATGCCTGTACGTAGGCAACAAACTCGTGAGATTAAAAAAGTACTTAGTGAAGGCACATATACTACTACTGATCCACAAGGTCAGATTAATGTTATGCGTCAATACCAAGCTTTTAATTTAATTCCTCAACAGTTTGAAACACCTAATCAAATATCTGATGCTGTATCATCAAAGATGGCTGAAGGTAAAACGAAAGTCAAAGCATTGAGTGAATTAGGTATTAATTTACCACGTTCATTTTTTGATAATAAAGGTAAACTAATTGGTAGGAAATTTAGAGATGCTCAAAGTCCAGCACTAATTGAAGCATGGAATAAAGCTACTGGTGGTTTGCCTGCGGAAGCTTTAGGTAAATTAGAAGGAACTGAGTGGAGTAATGAGCAAAAAGTTTTACAAGAAGTAGGCCGTAGGCTTGGCATGAAACTTGACCTAGGTCATTTTGAAACATCAGCTTCTGGTGCTCCAGGTAATATAGCAGCGGCAGGTGCTGAATACAACTTAGCCAACCAAGCAGCTGGTCGTAGTCTGGAGAATCCATTTAGACCTCAGACACAAGCAGAGATTGCCGATATTGGAATGGCTACCAATAAGGTGCAAGGTCTAGCTGAAGCATCAATGCTTTCTCAAGATTTACCAACTAGGGGTGGATTGACTGGTAGGCCACTTAATCCATACATTTCGGTTTTACTTAGTACAACACTTAGCGGTCAAAACTCTAGGTTACTGCCACAAGAAAACTTAGAGACCTTAAATTACACCTTTGATCAGTTGGAAAAGCAAGGTGCTAATCCAGTTGCTATGTATGACTACATACGTGAGCGAGCTGGTGAAGGTATTGATATTAACGAAATGGCTAGGGCTGGTCAACAACAGTATGACATTTCTAAATTCTCGCCAAAGGCTGAAGTACTTAAAGCTGGACCATTGAGAATTGTACAACCAGCTGCACCAAAAGGACCTACAGTGACAACAAAAGGTGTACCAAAAGGTCTAATGCCTCAACCTAAAGTTGTCCTTACTACTAGCCAATCACTTGGACAAAAGGCTGCAGCTATTGCTAACCGAGAACCAGTAAAACCGCCTAAACCGGTTGTGGTTATTCCTAAGCCAGTTGCAGTTAAACCTAAACCAGTTGTTAAACCTAAAGCAGTAACTAAGCCTAAACCAACTGCTAAACCTAAACCTTCAATGCGTTTAACTATTCGTGGTCCTGCTATCGCTGAACCTACGCCTACAGCTAAACGTCAAGCTGCTGCATCACTGCAAAAAAATACAAACTCTGCTTTAAACGATATGATCAGAATTGTACCTGGTCAAGGTTTACCTGGATTTGAAGGAGTTTAATTAAACCTCCACCATTGGTGCCTAGGAGCCTCTACAAGGGGCCTCTAGGTGCCTTTACGTATATTCTACCATATGGACACTTTAACCGCCCTTAAAGGCGATTTTAAGCTCTTTCTTCAAGCTCTATGGTCACAGCTAGATCTACCATCACCAACAAGAGCACAGTACGCAATCGCTGATTACCTGCAACACGGACCTAAACGACTACAAATCCAAGCCTTCCGAGGAGTCGGTAAGAGCTGGATTACTGGAGCGTTTGTGTTGTGGACACTCTTTAATGACCCTGAGAAGAAAATCATGATTATCTCGGCTTCTAAGGAACGTGCTGATAACATGTCGATCTTCCTACAAAAGTTAATTATTGAGACACCATGGCTAGTACACCTTAGACCTAAGAGTGATGATAGTCGATGGAGTCGTATTAGTTTTGATGTTAACTGCTCACCTCACCAAGCACCATCCGTTAAGTCAGTTGGTATCACTGGTCAGCTAACTGGTAGCCGTGCAGACTTAATGATTCTCGATGACATTGAGGTACCTGGTAACTCTATGACTGAGATGATGAGGGAGAAGCTTCTACAACTGTGTACAGAGGCTGAGTCTATTTTAACGCCTAAGAAAGACTCACGTATTATGTACCTTGGTACACCACAGACAACCTTTACTATCTATCGTAAGTTAGCTGAACGTAACTACCGTCCCTTTGTATGGCCGTCTAGGTACCCACGTAAAGATAAACTATCACAGTACGAAGGTTTACTATCCCCACAGATCGTAGAAGACATTGAAATGGGTGTCGAGGAGTGGACACCAACAGACCCTGATCGCTTTACTAATGATGACCTAGTAGAACGTGAAGCTGCTATGGGTCGTAGTAACTTCATGTTACAGTTCCAATTAGATACAACATTAAGTGATGCAGAAAAGTTCCCACTTAAATTCAGCGATCTTGTCATTACCTCCGTTAATCCGACTCAAGCGCCGGATGCTGTTGTGTGGTGCAGTGACCCTCGTAATTGTCTCAAGGATCTGCCTACGGTTGGCTTACCGGGTGATTATTTCTACTCCCCGATGCAACTTCAAGGAGAGTGGAGTAACTACAGTGAAACGATATGTTCGGTAGACCCAAGTGGTAGGGGTAGTGACGAAACAGCAGCCACATACATAAGTCAAAAGAATGGCTTTCTCTACGTTCACGAAGTACGAGCGTATCGCGACGGTTATAGCGACAATACACTTCTTGACATCCTTCGTGGGTGTAAGCGGTACAATGTTACTAAACTACTCATCGAAACAAACTTCGGAGATGGTATCGTCGCAGAACTCTTTAAGAAGCACCTGCAACAAACTAAACAAGCAATAGATGTAGAGGAAGTACGAGCTAATGTACGTAAAGAAGATCGTATTATTGATGCTCTAGAACCAGTTATGAACCAACATCGACTTATTGTAGATAGATCGGTGGTAGAGTGGGACTACAACTCTAATAAAGACGCAGCTCCCGAGGAACGTTTGCTATATATGCTCTTCTATCAGATGAGTCGTATGTGTCGTGAAAAGGGTGCTGTTAAACATGACGACAGATTAGACTCCCTAGCTCAAGGTGTTAAGTACTTCATA